CGTTCACGGCAAGCGACCGCTCTTCGTGTCGTTTGAGATGAGCATCGAAGAGCAGGAAGCACGATACGACGCACTCATCGCAAAGGTTCCGTACTCCAGAATCCTGAGCGGTGACCTGTCGAAGTCGGAGATGGAGCGCATCCGTAAGGCGCTGTCTGCTCGTCGCAATATGCAACCGTTCGTTTTCAGCGAGGACACCTCGTCCCTCACCACGGTGAGCGCCCTCACCGGAAAGGTTCGGGAGTATCAGCCAGACGTTCTGATCGTGGACGGCGTGTATCTCATGGATGATGAAGAGGGTGAGCCGAAAGGTTCCCCTCAGGCATTGACCAACATCACCCGTGGCCTGAAGCGTCTTGCCCAGTCGATGGACATCCCGGTCGTGTCCACCACACAGGTGCTGAGTTGGAAACTGGGCAACAAGAAGACCCGTGCGGTCACCGCCGATGCGATTGGGTACACCAGTTCGTTCGCTCAGGACGCAGACCTCATCCTTGGCGTGGAGCGCAACCCGGACTTCGATGACCAAGCGATCATCCGTGTGGTGCTCGCACGCTCCGCACCCACAGGTGTAGTTCATATCCAATGGGATTGGAACACTATGAACTTCACGGAACTTGACTACGACGGTGAGCCAATCGATGATTTCGGATGATCTCGTACAGGTACTGGTAGATCTCGGTGTAGACGTTCGCCGCACCGACGGCAAAGAGATCACAGGACGGTGCCCAGTTCACGTTCGGGTGGTGGGACATGAAGACAGATCCCCGTCATGGAGCATGAACGCAACCTCCGGGTTGTGGATCTGCTTCTCCTGCGGCGCTCGTGGAACCCTCAGCACTCTCGTGTCGGAGTTGATGGGAGATCAGGATTCGATCCTGACGGTTCATCGGTTGCTCATCGATTCCTCGTTGACACGGATGGCTCTGCCCAAGGATCGGGACGAGGAACGTGTAGCGGTTGACTGGGTTCGGTTCGGCAAGTTCATCCGTCTTCCAGATCGAATGGCCGCTCTTCGCAACCTTGATCCAGACATGGCATGGAGGTACGGAGTGCGTTGGGATCCAGACGAGAAGGCATGGATCACTCCCATCGTTTCGATCATGGGCGAACTGCTCGGGTGGCAGGCCAAGAAGATCGGATGGGTTCGGAACTTCCCCGAAGGTGTGAAGAAGTCGGAAACCCTGTTCGGGGCAGACCGCTTCACCGACTCAACGGTCGTGCTTGTGGAATCTCCGCTGGATGTCGTCCGGTTTGCCGGTGCTACAAAATCACCGCAATGCGTTGCATCCTTTGGAGCAACCGTGTCAAATGAGCAAATCAGAATGCTATCGAATATGGCCGATAGACTTATCGTCGCCCTTGACAACGATGACGCTGGTCGGGCAGCATCAAAGCGCTTATCGAAACTCCTGCCCAATTTCCGCAAGGGCATCCTCTGGTTCAACTATGCCGGTACGGATGCCAAGGACATCGGAGACATGACCGATGATCAGATCAAGCAGGGAACAGAGTCCGCAACAATCATCCCACCGTGGGTACTGGAGAAGGTATGAGGAAGAAGAAGACCAACCCGAACGAGGCCGTCGTCCGCACTGAGGAATACACCCTCGTCGTCACGACCTACGGCACACAAGAACAGCAAGCAAATACCATGAAGAAGATTCAGGAAGAACTGGACCTTCGTGGTTTCAAGACGATGATCTATCGATGACCTTTGTCGGCACCCTCTACCCGTACCAGCAAGAATCGGTTGACCGTATGGTTGACCGTGGTCAGATGCTGCTCGGGCTTACGATGGGTGCCGGTAAGACCGCAACGTCGATTGCGGCGATTGAGATGCTTCACGATCTGGAGGAAGTGGATCGATGCTTGGTCATTGTTCCTGCCGCACTGAAGTACCAGTGGGAACGTGAGATCAAGAAGTTCACCGATACCAAGGCCGTCGTCATCGATGGAACACCTGCGAAGCGTGCGACTCTATGGCGCTCCGCTATCTCTGCTCGCTACACCATCATCAATCCAGAATCTCTGATGAAGGATGAGCCACATCTCAAGCGCCAGACCTTTCAGGCTGTGGTGGTGGATGAAGCGACCATGCTCAAGTCCAACTCATCCAAGCGTTCCCGTTTCGTCAAGCGGATCAGTAAGTCGATCTTCTACCGATTCGCTCTGACGGGACAGCCGATTGAGAACCGACCGGAGGAACTCTTCAGCATTATGGGGTTCGTAGATCCCACGGTCCTTGGCACGTTCAAGGAGTTCGATAAGACGTTTATCGTAAGGGATCACTTCGGAAAACCGACCCGGTATCGGAATCTGGACACCATGAGACGGATCATGGAACCTGTTCTTATCCGTAAGACCCGTGAGGATATTGCTGACCAGTTGCCCAGCATCATCCACCAGTTGGTTCCCGTACCATTCGACCCAGCCGGGGCAACGGCATATCGCCGTATTTCTGCCGATCTCCTATTCCAGTTGCAGCAGGCAATCTCCACCCACGGCAAGGGGTTCAACCTCTGGTCGCACTACAACGGTGGAGAGGGCGGCGAGGCGCAGGGGCAGATCATGTCTCGTCTCACCGTGCTCAGGATGCTGTGCGACAACCCGGAGTTGGTTATCAAGTCATCGGAAGAGTTCAAAGATATCAGTACGGCTTCCGGTAGCCAGTTTGCATACGACATCGTCCAGCAGGGTTGGATGCTGACCTGTTCAGAGCACCCAAAGTTGGATGCCGTTATGGAGTACATCTCCGAGGTTCTGGCTGAGGATCCGAAGAACAAGGTCGTCCTGTTCTCATTCTTCAAGGAAAACCTGCGACTCATTCAGAAGGAAGCATCGAAGTTCACCAAGAGCGTGCTGTTCACCGGAGACATGACCTCTGAAGAGAAGGACAAGTCAAAGGTCAAGTTCTCTACCGATCCAGACACCCGGCTCTTCCTCTCGTCAGATGCTGGTGGATATGGTGTGGACCTTCCAATGGCGAACTACCTGATCTCCTACGATCTTCCGTGGTCGTCAGGGAAACTGGAACAGAGAGAAGCCAGAATTATTCGCCTGTCGTCCGAGTTTTCCCACGTTACGGTTGCTACATTCGTGATGCAGGGAAGTATCGAAGAACGCCAGTACGAGATGCTGCGGCAGAAGAAATCCATCAACGAAGCCTTCGTAGACGGAAAGCACCACGACGTACAAAAAGGCTTTGACATCTCCCTAGGGAGTCTGTCAGAATTCCTTCGATCATCAGAAGTGTGAGGACCACCAAATGACCATCCAACGTGGGACACCAGATCCCCAGAAATACGACATCGACCGGCTGATTGAGGAATACCGTTCAGCCAAAGAGTTCGCTGAGTCGGCCCAGAAGCGAGTCACCCAGTATCGGAACTTTCTCGTAGAGGTTCTTCAGGCATCGGGTACTGCCGACCACAAGGGAAACCTCTGGATTGACCGTGACAACACGAGCGCCAAGTACGAGCGCCGTGTATCCACCCGTCTTGATGCCGAGCAGTTGTCCGAGTGGGCGCAGCAGTCCGGTCATTGGGATGACATCATCGAAGTGCAAGAAGTAATTGTGGAGGACAAGGTTCTCGCACTTGCCTTTGAGAATCCTGATCTCGCTCCAGAGATCAATGCCTGTTACAAGGAGACTGAGACATGGGCACTCAAGATCGTGGACAGAAAGATCGGCGCTGATGAATGAGCGTCTAGAGCACCTCTTGGATTTTGCAATCCGTCAACCAAAGGGTTGGTCGCTAATGACCAACGATGATCTCATTGAGGTCAAGAAGGAACTCCTCATGGTTGATACCCTCAAGGCAACCATCGAATCTCTGCAACGTCAGTTGATGGACGCAGAAATTCGTTACGCATCAGTCGTAGATCTCTAAAAGGAACAACATGGAAACGAATCGCTCACAAATCCTGAACGAAGCGAACGAACTGGTCAATGGTGACCGAAACTCCACCTACGGAGACCCGGTACAGGACTTCCAGCGCACAGCGACATACTGCAACACCCATATCGGTGGTGTTCTTCGCCGCCGTCTTATCCTCTCCGGTATCACGATGACCGGGGACGTTGATTTCGTCTGCAAGGTTGTGGATGGTCTGTTGGATCCGCATGACGTAGCCGTGATGATGGCCCAACTGAAGCAGAGCCGTCTCGCATGGTCTCCCAATAACCGTGACCACTGGGTGGACATGGCCGGGTACGCCGCTTGCGGTTGGGACTGTTCCGAACGAGAGGACGACTAAACTATTTCTCTCTGTACGTTGCTATGTGATCAACGTACTACTAAAGTCAGAAACCTATGACCACCGACAGCCGATTCACCGAACACTCCCTCTACAACGAGATCGTTGAAAAGTGGGGAGAGCATGGGGCACACGCAGAAGTCTTCCGCATGATGCTCAAGAAGATCGAAGATCTCACCGAACAGGTTGAGATCCTCACCGACTGGGGCAATGACTTGGAAGAACAGGTCAGCGTTGGATTCCTCGTCACTCAGCAACTTGAGCAACAGATTGAAGATCTCCTCTGATGGACGAAGAAGGAACCATCCTCAGGGCGCTAGCCATCGCCATTCCAGCAGGACTTACGTTGTGGGCCTTGATCATCTGGCTCATTATCAGTATCTAAGTACCACAACCAAGAAAGAACCAACCGTGAACAAACTGTTTCTCATCATCCCATCAATCGCTCTTCTCGCTTCCTGTTCTGGCGGCAAGGAAACGGTCTATGTGCAGGTTCCCGTCACCGCTGCGGCCACCACACAGCCGACACCTCCGAACATCACGGCCCCTCCTACCACCGAATCGGTTGCGTATCTGGAAGAGATGTATATCCGAGGTGTCCGTCAGTCAGCGACGAACCTGTGGAGTCTTACCGATTCACAACTTTTGGAACTGGGGTACATGACCTGTATCCACTTCCAGAATGGTGGGACCAATGAAGACCTCATCAACGCCATCATCGTTGCAGGTATCGACAACGGTGCCAGCGAAGAGGCCATCACCGACATGGCCGGGGCCACAGGTGTGGCCGTGGCAATCATCTGCCCGGAATATGCATGGAAGTTGGGCTGACCTTCCATCATGCTTGACTACTACCTCAAGGAGCACACCTGCCGGGTGTGCAAGCAACTCATCAAAGACGATGAAACTCCTTGGTACTCAGTCACTCTCACAGGTGAACTCCAGCAGTGGCATAAAGAGTGTGACTCCAAGAGGAAGAACAAATGAGAGCAATTCACATCGTTGCCCCTATCATGGCGACCCTCTCCAGTCTCAGCATCTACCTAATCCAGAAGGGATACTTCTAACATGAGCGAAGACATCTTCAGCCTCATCCCCATGCCCACCGATTACTCTCTCAAGGACAAAGAGGACGGCGGCTACCGGGTGACCGTGGTGTGGGACTTTGCGGACGCAAACGCCCTCATGGATCTCGTCAAGGTCCTCCTTCGGCACCAGATGCCGACCAGTACTCCCCGGTACTGATCGTGACTGACGACATTCTCACCCGACTGCAATGCATCTATGACAAGGACGGTTGCGGCCTATGCACGTTCTGTCTGGCAAAGGTTGAGATCGAAAACCTGCGTTACTTCTTGGAACGTCTTACGGTGACCGGAGACGCTATGGTCGGAGCCATCAACATGGGGATGTGGTCTTCTCTCCAGTTCCTTACCAATGCTTGGAATGAGGCAAAGAATGACCGAGGATGATCTTCCCGAAGACATCAACAAGTTCCTTGAGACCTGCCGAGTGGTTGCATCATTCTCAGGGATTGGGTCTGTGGCAAACGTATGGCTAATCCACGCCGCTCAGGAGATTGAGCGTCTTCTGTCTGAGGTTGAGGTTCTGAACGAAGAACTCGCTAAGGCTAAGAAAGCAGTCAAGCGACTTTCCCTGAAGGACAACATTCAGGAGTACTACTCCAAGGACTGGCGTGGCAAGGGTTACGAGTATCTGAAATGATTCCCATTACCGCTGCCGATATCCGATGGATTCGGCTTGCACTTCTTCAGGCTGAACAGGCTCCCCACGAAAAGTGGAGGGTCGGTGCGGTCGTCGTCCGAGGTGGAAGCGTCCTTGGAACTGGGTTCAACAAATACCGTAATGATCCTTCTCAGGTTCAGTACGGTGACATCTCCTACCACGCCGAGGAGGTGGCCCTCCGTCGCTTAGATGGTTCGGCTTATGGAGCGACCATCTATGTCGCACGGATCACCAAGGGTGGGGATCTAGGAACGGCCAAGCCTTGCCTGAAATGTCAGGGACTCTTGGTGGAAAACGGAATCCACACCGTAGTGTGGACTCAGCCCAATGGGCTGGACAAGTCAAGGATCAAGCATCTAAGATTGGTGGCCTCGTAATGAGTCATGGTGAAAAGACCGAACGGGTTGTTCGACACATCTGCCGAGTGTGCAGTGAGCCGATCAAGGAGCATGAAACCCCCTACTACGACGTAGGTCTTACTGGGGACATCCAGAAGTGGCACAAGGACTGCGACAGCAAGCGGAAGCCGAGAGGCAGGAGACCACGATGACCATCACAGCACTTCCCCCTGACAAGTACGATTGGGTTGGCGTTATCGAAACCCATTCGGGTATGTCTGTTGATGTTATGAACTTCACCCCGGAGTTCGTACGACTTGAGGACATCGCTCAGTCACTCTCACTCATCTGCCGTTACAACGGACACATCCCGTCCTTCTACAGCGTCGCAGAGCATTCAGTTCGTGTCGGTTGGTGGTTGCGCCAGCACGGGTATGACGAGGAGATTCAACTCTCCGGTCTTCTCCATGACGCTGCCGAATGCTACGTCGGAGACATGATCCGTCCACTCAAGCGAGTCCCTACAGTCGGCAAGGTTCATCAGAGTTTGGAACACGCTCTCAGCCGACAGATCCACTCCGTCCTTGGAGGAGTCTTTCCCCACCCTCAGGCCGTACATGATGCAGACCGTGCCATCTACGACTGGGAGGTTGCGAATATCCGTACCGGAAAAGTGACCGGATGGTCGTGGGATCTTGCCAAGGAGTCATTCCTAGATCGGTACACCGAACTCATCGGAGTTGTAGGTGGGGCGTGATCCGTTAGACATTCTTGGCGATCTTCCCAACTGGCCCGGAAAGACCGCCCCAAAGAATCGTCCGACCTCTCCGAAAAAGATCAAATCCGAAGAGGAATTGAACGGAGCAAGGGCTACGATCTTCAGGATCGGCGGCGAGGAGCGAGAGATGTTCACCATCGGTGAACTCGCCCGAGCCGTTGAAAGAAAGCCAGTAACCATCAGGGCGTGGGAGTCTCAAGGAGTCATCCCACGAGCCAACTACCGAACACCCGTTCCCAAGGGACAACAGATTCCCGGAAAGACGGTGAAAGGTCGTAGGTTGTACTCACGAGCGCAGGTAGAGTTCCTAGCCGAGGCCGTGAAGAAGTTCCCCCTGACAGACAAGCGAACTGCACAACTGAGCAGATTCAAAGCCTATGTCATTGCGAACTGGCCGAAGTAACCACACAACACTCACACACGAAAGCACGAACACATCAACATGAACCGCACATCACGCACCGACTACGACACCGAAGACGACGACTACGAGCCGAGCGTCAACCGTCGCCGCTACGAGGACGACGAGGACGAGGCTCCCCGACGCAAGCCTGCCGCCATCGATGACGAGGACGACGCTCCTCGCACTACCGCACGCACCATCAAGCGTGGCTGGGGCGCTGCCGATCAGGTCAAGAACGCCGACTCGCCCTTCGCCCAGCGACTCAAGGTTAGCGAAGAGCCGATCATCATCAAGTTCCTTGAGGACGAGCCGTTCGCCTCCTACCGCCAGCACTGGCTGGAGCGTTCCGGTCAGAAGTCCTTCACCTGCATCGCTGACATCGATGAGCGTGGTTGCCCCCTCTGCGACATGGGGAACCGCCCTTCGACCCGGTTCGCCTTCAACGTGGCGCTCCTCAGCGACGGTGAGCCGTCGATCAAGTCCTATGAGGTCGGCCCCCGTGTGATCGACCAGTTGAAGAACTTTCACACCGATCCCCGTCAGGGTCCGCTCACCAAGCACTACTGGGCCGTGTCCCGTACCGGCAAGGGCACCACCTCAGCGACCAATCACCAGATGGTCAAGGAGCGTGACCTTGAGGACGAGTGGAACGTGCAGCCGATCTCCGAGGCAGAGATGCGTTCGCTGATGAAGAGCATCTACAGCCCGGACATCATCCAGATCCCGAAGCGCAAGGACCTCCTCGCCATCGCTGCCGAAGAGGGCTGATATGTACACGGTGGTCACCACCGTGGAAGAGTTGAAGGAGATCGTCCTCACCTGCAAGCAGGTGGGGGCGTTCTCTTTCGACGTTGAGACACGGGGAAACATCGAACGCCATCCTGACGTTGTTGACCTGATCAACTACGAATGGAAGCAACACCTCAAGACGCTGAAGGCCAAGAATCCTGACATCCTGAAGCGGTCAAAGGAAGCCATCGAAGAACGGTGGAAAAAGACGCTCGCCCTAGAGCCTCTCCGCAACGAAGTCTTCTGGCTTGGCATCGCCACAGAGGGAAAGTCGTGGGCTATCCCGATGGGTCACGCCCACGGTGAAATAGTCATTCCAGAAGAGATCGGGGATGGAACAACTGTTCCACCCGAGGGTTACAGGAAACTCCTTGCTAGTGGTAAGGAGTCTATGGCGAAGGCCCGATATCATAAGCCCGCCGTTTTCTCCGACGCTCCTGAGCAACTTTCCAAGACCGATGTCTTCGGGGTTCTCAAGGAACTCTTCATGGACGAGACCATCGTCAAGGTTGGACACAACGTCAAGTTCGATGCCCGGTCGATCCGTAAGTACCTTGACGGCAACCTTCCTGCTGCCCCGTTCATGGACACGATGGTGATGCAGCACATCATCAATGAGAACCTCCGTGAGTACGGATTGAGTTCTCTGATCCACCACAACTTCGATAACCACGATGCTTACGCCAAGGACGGCAAACTGGGTAAGACGATTGAGATCGTCCCCTTCAGCGCCGCCGTACGGTATGTGCATCTGGACGCCCGTTGGACTTGGCTCCTGTATCGGAAACTCTGGACGAGGATCAAGAACAAGGAAGATCTCCTGAACGCTCTGGAACAGGACATGGCAACGATCCACGTTCTCATGGACATGGAGGACGCAGGGATTCCAGTAGCGAAGCGGGCGATGAAGGATCTGGGCAAGGAACTGGATTCCAGAATGCGTGATCTACTTCTTGATATGTCGCAGTATGCCCCGGCAGGGTTCAACCCGGACAGTGTCAAGTCGAAGCGTGAACTGCTCTTCAACGGAAAGCGTGAGGGTGGTCTTGGTCTCAAGTCCACGAAGAAGACTCTCAAGGGTGGAGTGTCGGTGGATGACGATGTACTCCAGTCGATGAAGGACAAGCACCCGATCATTCCGATGCTCATTGAGTGGTCGGAAATGAAGAAACTCAAGAGCACCTACATCGAAGGTCTGCTCCCCAAACTGATCGACAACCGGCTACATCCGTCGTTCCACCTTCATCGTGCAGCGACTGGACGACTGGCCTCGTCCAATCCCAACCTCCAGAACATCCCCCGAGACAGCAACGTGCGTAAGTTGTTCGTGGCCGCTCCGGGCGAGAGCCTGCTCGTGTTCGACTATGACCAGATCGAACTCCGAGTCATGTGTATGTTCTCCCACGACCCGAAGATGTCCAAGTTCTTCATCGACGGCACGGACATTCATACTGGTACCGCTGCCGTGGTATTCCAGAAGAAGCCAGAGGACGTAACGTCGGAGGAGCGCCAGATCGGCAAGGGCGTGAACTTCCTCATGGGTTACGGTGGTGGAGCAAAGAAACTCGCCCTTACCACGGGTATTGATGAGGGGTTCGCTAAGGAGATCATCTCCAACTACCACAAGCAGTACTCAGGTCTGACAAGGTGGAAGAACGGGATCATCAACAAGGCTCGCCAGACCGGGTATGTCACGACCATGTCAGGTCGCCGTCGTCGTCTCCCGGAGATCAACAGCCCTGACGATGGGCTTCGTTCTCAGGCAGAACGTCAGGCTGTCAACGCCGTAGTTCAGGGTTCGGCAGCAGACATCTGCAAGATTGCCATGATCGATACCTTTGAGGCATTCAAGGGAACCGGGGCACGGCTTCTGGTTCAGGTACACGACGAACTTCTGGCAACTTGCCCCACGGACAAGGTTGACGAAGTTATTCCGGTTATGATGGAGGGCATGGGACACGGAAGGGTGATCGAAGGAATCCCCCTGAGAGTGTCCGGTCACGCCGCCCAATCGTGGGCAGAGGCAAAGGGGAAGTAGTGGAAGAGTTAGATACGTCCATCCGAGATAAGCGGAACTTCCTCCTGATGATCGCCCCTGCCGATGGTCAGAAACTCAGTGAACTAGCGGGATTCTCAGCGGCTTCTGAAGAGGTTGCTGAGGCCGAACTGCTGGACGTTGTCACCAACTGGATTGCCCTCGCTGCCTCAGGAAATCTGAAGTATGTACAGAATGCAGCCTCGTGGATCTCTGATTTTGTAATCGATATCTATGATTTCCCAGAGGAACACAAGTCACAACTTCTGGGGGCGTACTACACCTACGGTGTTGCGCTATTGTCGTACCTTCTTGAGGTGGAGGCAATTGAGATGTTCTCTAGGGGCGAGAAGTCAGACAACCTTGAGAACTTCATTGAGTTCCTTCCCTCTACCTTTACTGTTCTCACAATGGATGAGGAGGATGATTCAGATGAGTGATTGGTGGTCACGGAGGCTTTCGGACAACAGTCCCCCTCCCGTTTCTTCTACCCCTCCGGTTACGCCCCCTATGCGTAACGCTATCCGTACCCCACAGCCGACTCAGGCTGTAGCGGCCAATCCCACAGTGCAGGTTCAGCCCCAAGGACGGGTTCTAGATCCCCAGCGTGGGCCACAGGATCAGATCACAATGGGTGAGGCTCTCCGACTCTGGCAGGGTGGAGAGGGCGCTCGTCGGGAGAGCGGATCTTGTCCAGAATGTGGTAGCCATCTTGTCTTTTCTCGTTCCAAAGGCACTACAGTAAACGGTGCTGCTCCTGCCCCTCGTTGTTATGAGTGTGGCTGGAACGGTCGGTACTCTCAGGGCGAACAGTCCAACTGGGCATAACAAAGGAAACAACATGGCGCACGATTCGTTGGAATCGATCATTGCCTCTCTGTCGAAGAAGTACGGTGGAGAGGTTGTCTTCAAGGGTTCCCAGATCAAGGAATCAATTCCCCGGACTACCACCGGAGTACTCGCATTCGACCTGATGCTGGGCGGCGGTTGGCCGACCAACCAGTGGTCTGAGATCATCGGTGACGAGTCGTCGGGTAAGACGGCTATCGCCTACAAGACCATCGCTGCCAATCAGGCGTTGGATCCCAATTACGTTGCCATGTGGGTAGCGGCTGAGGACTATGTCCCGGACTATGCAGCGGCTATCGGTGTTGACCTAGATCGTCTGTGGGTCGTGGAGAACAACGTGATGGAAGAGGTCTATGACCTCGTCATCAAGGTTCTGGACAACCGTGCCGTGGACTGCATCGTGATCGACTCTCTCCCTGCGCTCGTGCCCTCAGATGAGGCTGAGAAGGCTATGGAGGAGTTCACCGTCGGCCTTGGCGCTCGTCTGACCGGCAAGTTCCTCCGCAAGTCAGGAAAGGCCCAGAAGCGTTCTCTGGTGGAAGACGACCGTGGTTGCACCGGGTTGATCATCAACCAGTGGCGACAGAAGATCGGCGTGATGTACGGAGATAACCGTACGACTCCCGGTGGTCTTGCCAAGAACTTCCACTACTTCATCCGCTGTGAGGTCAAGCGTGACGAGTGGCTAACGGTCAAGGACGAGAAGGTCGGGCAGACCATCAAGGCCCGAACGATCAAGAACAAGACCTTCCGTCCTCAGCAGACGGCTCAGGTTGACTTCTACTTCACGGATGCGAACGGGTTCCACTTCGGTGACTTCGATACCGTGAAGGATATCGTAAACATCTGCATCGCTATCGGAACCATCACACGAGCCGGTGCCTTCTACTCCTTCAACGGACAGAAGTGGCAGGGCAAGGAAGCCCTGATCGCTGGTGTTCGGGAAGACCTAGATCTTCAGTCCCAGTTGAAGCAGATCGCTACGGATCATTTCCTGAAGTGACTGATACTTACAACCTGACTAAGCG